AATGGGGAGAGAAATCTCCCCATTTATTAGCCAATATGAAAAGAATAGTAGAAGGATTTAAGTCAGAACATACACCAGATATGAAATATTATGCATTTGATTGGGATGATAATATTGTTAATATGCCCACCAAAATTATAGTAAAAACTGAAGATGGTGATGAAGTTGGAATGAGTACTGATGATTTTGCCAAATATAGACATGACTTAGGTAAAAATCCTATAGACTATAAAGGTGAAAAAATTGTTGGATATGCCGATGACGCGTTTAGAAACTTTAGAACTGAAGGTGATAAAGATTTTTTAATTGATGCTATGACAGCTAAAAAAGGACCAGCATTTGATGATTTTAAAGAGGCAATAAATAACGGTTCAATTTTTTCAATAATCACTGCAAGAGGTCACAATCCAAACACATTAAAACAAGCGATTTATAATTATATAATAAATGGTTTTGGTGGTATAGATAAAACTCAATTAGTTAAAAATCTTAGGAAGTATAGAACATTTGCGGATGAAAAAGATATGTCTGATGATGATTTAATTAGGTCGTATTTAGAACTTAATAAATACCATCCAGTTTCTTTTGGAACTACAAATGGAGCTGCTAGTCCTGAAGAATTAAAAGTTATGGCAATGGATGAATTTGTGGATTATGTTAAAGGTCTTGCAGCATTTCTTAATAAAAAAGCATTTCTGAAAAAAGATATTAGTAATAATTTTATACCAAAGCAACCTATGATAGGATTTTCAGATGATGATTTAAAGAACGTAGAAAAGATAAGTAAACATTATAAAGATAAACCAGATAATATAGTAAAAACTTATTCTACTGCTGGAGGAACTAAGCGAGAATATAAAGAAGAATATAAATAATAAATATTCTTTTTTAAAATAAAGTAAATAGAAATATTTTTAAGAAGACTATATTTATAATATATAAAATAAAAAAAACAAAATTTAAATAACATGGCTGATTTACTAATGAAAATGCCGATTCCTTACGAACCGAAACGTCAAAACCGATTCATCTTGAGGTTTCCTTCAAGTTTAGGAATAAATGAATGGTTCGTGGAAAGTGCAAAAAGACCGTCTATCAAAATTGCTTCAACAGAAATACAATTTTTAAATACATCAACATATGTTGCAGGTAGATTTAATTGGGAGGAAATTTCAGTTAAATTTAGAGACCCAATTGGACCTTCAGCTGCTCAAGCTCTTATGGAGTGGGTTCGTCTACATGCTGAGTCTGTAACAGGTCGTATGGGATATGCTGCAGGTTATAAAAAAGACATTGATTTGGAGATGTTGGACCCAACAGGAGTAGTTGTTGAAAAGTGGATTCTTTATGGAACCTTCTTAACAAGTGTGGACTTTGGTGCTCTTGGATATTCAACAGATGCTTTGGCTGATATTACAGCTTCACTTCGTATGGATCGTTGTGTATTAGTTTACTAATATTTTAATGTTTATAAAAAACAAATTTTAATTATATTTAACCGTAAAGACATAAACTTTACGGTTATTTTTTTATATGGACAATCAAACACAAAATTACGCACAACAGAATTTTACACTTCCTCACGATGTAGTTCCATTGCCTTCGCAAGGAACTTTTTACAAAAATAAAAAGAAATCAGTTAAGATTGGTTATTTGACCGCATCTGATGAAAATATTTTAATGGCAGGAGGAGATGATATAACTACTAATTTAATTAAGAGTAAGTTATATGAACCAGATATTAGAGTTGAAGATTTATTAGAAGGAGATGTTGAAGCAATTCTTATCTTCTTAAGAAATACTTCTTTTGGACCTGAATTAACAGTTAATGTAACAGATCCAGCAACAAAAAAATCATTTCAAGCAACAGTTGTTTTAGATGAGCTTAGTATTGTTAAAGGTCAAGAACCATTAGAAGATGGAACATTTCTTGTAACGCTTCCAAAATCAAACAGTGTTGTTAAGTTAAGACCAATGACTTACGGTGAAATTACGGATATAAATAAAATGAGTGAGTCATATCCACAAGGAAGAACAGTACCTAAAGTAACTTGGAGACTTGAAAAACAAATTGTTGAAGTTGATGGAAATACGAACAAAGGAGACATCGCTAAATTTATTGAACAAATGCCAATTATGGATTCAAAATTTATCAGAAATTTTATGGATGAAAATGAACCAAGATTAAACATGAACAGAGTAGTAACAACCCCATCAGGAGATAGACTGACAGTTAACGTCGGTTTTGGGGTGGAGTTTTTTCGTCCTTTCTTCTGATTATAGAAAAGGACAACTTGATGAGTTTTTTTATTTAAATACACTACTCAAGATTACATGGCAAGATTTTGAACGAATGCCCATATTTGTGAGAAAATATCTATTAGATAAATGGGTTGAAGATAACAAGAAGGACTAAAAAAAATTAGTCCTTCTTCTATTTATAAGAAAACATTTTAATGGCGGGAGATGATACTATAGAAGGATTTAATGAAAAGATAAGTGACTCTGCTAATTTTAGCGCTAAAGAGTTTGTTAAATCGGCTCAAGAAATGTCTAAAGCCGCTAATGAAATGACTAGAGCGTTTGCTGGTTCAAGAGCAAGGGTAGGTGAAATGATGACTGCAGTTAGTGAAGCTGCTCCAAGAATGCAAAGACTTGGTGCTAGCTTTCAAGAAACCACTACTGCGATGCTTGACATTGCTGAAGCAACCAAAAAACAAACATTAGCTTCCTCAGATAGTGTTGCCAAATTATATGCAACAAGTAAAGTTATTGGTGTAGATATTAAATCAATTGTTAATGACTTTACAGATGTTGGGATTCAATTTGGAGTTATTGGTGGAGAACTAGAGAAATCAGTTTCAACTGTAAGTGATTTAGGGTTAAATACCCAAGCAATAATGAGCCAAGTAGTTTCAAATGCTTCAAAACTTAATCAATTTAATTTTGAAGGTGGGGTACAAGGTCTTACTAAAATGGCTGCAAGGGCTGCTATGCTTAGGTCTGACATGAGAGAAACATTTCAATTTGCTGAAGAAGTTATGGATCCTGAAAACGCAATTAAAATGGCGTCAACATTTCAAAGACTTGGTGTTTCAGTTGGAAATCTTGCCGACCCATTTGCATTGATGAATGCTTCTATTAATGATCCAGGAGCACTTCAAGATAGTATTGCTAAAGCTGCTCAAGCATATACTACATTTGACGAAAAAACAAAAACATTTAAGATTAATCCTCAAGGAATGCTAACCCTTAGACAGATGGCTAAGGAAACTGGAATGAGTTATGATAATTTATCTAAGATGGGATTAGCTTCTGCCGAACTTGATAAAAGATTATCTCAAATTAGCCCAAGTCTTAAATTTAATGATGAATCAGACAAACAATTTTTATCTAATTTGTCTGAAATGGATGCTTCTGGTGAATATGTTGTTAAAATAAGAGACGCGTCTGGAGCAGATGCTACTAAAAAATTAAGCGAGGTTACACAACAAGAATTTGACAATTTAATTAAAGAACAAAAAGAAGCTCCAAAAACAATGGAGGATATTGCAAGAGCTGGAATGAAAACTAGTGATATTATTGCAAATGATGTTTCTGCGATTAAACAAGCGGTAGTTAGAGGAGCTGTATCAACTTCTGTTGTTAAAGATAATATGGAATCTTTCAGAAAAACCATTACAGTACCAACTGGAGTTGTATCTGATAAGTTAGGTAATAGTCAAATCTTTAATAAAGAATTTGAAAAAGCATCAAATGCTGTTAGAGATGCTGTATCAGAAATGATTCAGGGTAAAAAATCAAGTGCGGATGTGTTTAAGGAATTGGGGAATAAATTTAGTGACCAAGGAGATGATGTTAAAAAAACATTAACTAGTTTAACTAGTCAAGTTTATAACAATTTAAAAGATAAAAATTTAGGGTATAAATCTGGTGAGATTGGTAAGATGTCAAATGCAGCCATGAGTAAATTAAAAGAACTTGTTGAAGGTAAATCAGAAAAACCTAAATCAGGGGTTACTGATGCAACAACAAAAGCGGCAAAAGATGCAAGATCAGAAGCGGTTAGTTTACGTGGAACAGAAGGATTAAATAAATCAACCAATCCAAATCAAACATTAACATCTGCGGTAGAACAAAATATTGAATATAGTCATACAGGAACCGTTACATTTAAAATAGACGCCCCGTCAAATATTGATACAAAATCCCTCCAAGCATTTGTTAATACCACAGAATTTCAACAAGCAGTTTATAAAGCTTGGCAATCTGTAAAAAATGAAAAGACAAAGTAATTTATCATCAGAAAAATACCAATTAACCTATTTATAATAAAAACATTAAATGGGAAGTCCGTTAGATTTAGTTAATTCCGAAGTTTTTAGAAA